CAGGAGGAAATGTGCAAGTAAACTTTAATGGAAGAGGGTTAATCTAATGACAACACCAGCAGCACCAGATACAGTTAATTCAGTTGGAGCAACTGATGATGCCTCTAAAGGAGGATTGTTTAACAGTTTAAATAATACTACTCTTTCAACACTTGAACAAGCGATAGCAACTAAAGCTACTAATGCAGCAACCTCAGCTACTAATGCAAAGACTAGCGAAACTAATGCAGCAACTTCAGCTACTAATGCAAGTAACAGTGCAGCTACTGCATCTACACAAGCTACTAATTCCAGTAATAGTGCAACTGCATCAGCTAATTCAGCAACAGCAGCAGCTGCAAGTTTAGATGCATTTGATGATAGATATTTAGGAAATAAAACTAGCGATCCTACTGTTGATAATGATGGTAATGCATTATTAACCGGCGCTTTGTATTTTAAAACTACAGATAATATACTTAGAGTTTATACCGGATCAGCTTGGGTAACAGTTAAACCAACTACAACAGAGCAAGGACATATTAATACTGTTTCAGGTATACAAGCTAATGTTACTGCAGTAGCTGGTAATGCTACAAATATTAATGCTGTAAACGCAAATTCAACAAACATAAATGCAGTAAACAGTAACTCTAGTAATATTAATATAGTTGCAGGTAATAATACAAACATTAATACAGTTGCAGGAATATCAAGCAACGTAACAACTGTAGCAGGAATTAGTGCAGCTGTATCAGCAGTTAATAGTAATGCTACAAATATTAATGCTGTAAATAGTAATTCAAGTAATATTAATACAGTAGCAAGTGCTAATAGTAATATAACAAGCGTAGCTACTAATATATCAAACGTAAATACAGTTGCAGGAATATTTGAAGGTACGGCTACATATACAGTTACTGTTCAAGGTGGTGTATTTTATATTGATACAGGAAGTGGCGCAGTAAGTAAACCAGCTCTTTCATTAGTAAAAGGTTTTACTTATACATTTGATGTTAGCAATAATACTAATGGTGGACATCCACTTGCATTTAAAGATAGTGGTGGTAATGCGTATACTACAGGAGTAACTGTTAATGGAACAGCAGGTCAAGCAGGAGCTACAGTAGTCTTTGCAGTACCTAGTACAGGAACACAACCGGCTAGTTATTATTGTACAGTACATGGTGCTGGTATGGGTAATACTATTACTACAACTACAAATGATATTGCATTAGTTCTTGCTATATCTAATGAAATTACAACAGTAGCAGGAATAAGTGGTAATGTAACCACTGTAGCAAACATAAGTAGTAATGTAACTACTGTTGCTGGAATTAGTGCTAACACAACTACTGTAGCTGGTATAAGTGCTAACGTAACTACCGTTGCAGGTATAAGTAGTAATGTTACTGCAGTAGCTAATAACTCTACAAACATTAATGCAGTAAATAGTAATTCATCTAATATTAATACAGTTGCTGGAATAAATGCTAACGTTACAACAGTCGCAGGAATACATGCTAATGTAACTACAGTCGCTGGTATAAATAGTAATGTAACTAGCGTAGCTGGAAATGCAACTAATATAAATACAGTAGCTGGTAGTATATCTAATGTTAATACAGTAGGATCAAATATATCTCACGTTAGTACAGTAAGTAGTGCAATAGCAAACGTTAATACTGTTGCTACAAATATAACTAATGTAAATGCTTTTGCTAATACTTATTTTATAGGAAGCTCAGCGCCTTCAGGTGGAACGATTGGTAGTGGTGATTTATGGTACGATACTAATACATCACAAATGAAAGTATATAACGGTTCTGCATGGGTAACATTTGTTTCAACATATGATACAGATGATTTATCTGAAGGTAGTTCAAACTTATACTATACTAATACAAGAGCTGATGCTAGAATTACAAATGCTTTTAGTAATGCTGTAAGTTTAGGTAATAACTTAACTGTTGCTGGTGAGCTTAGAGGTCCAGCTACATTTGTTATTGATCCTGCAGTAGTAGGTAATAATACAGGTTTAGTTCAGATTAAAGGAAGTCTACAAGTAGATGGTACAACAACTACAGTAAACTCTCAGACATTAGATGTTACTGATAAAAATATTACAGTTGCAAATGGTTCTGCAAATGCAGCTGCTGCTAATGGTGGTGGTTTAACAATTGATTGTGGAAGTGATACAGATGCAACATTTACTTATGCAAATGCAGATGATTCACTTAGTGTAAATAAAACTTTTAAAGCACCTGCAGTTAAGATAAATGGCGCTGATGCAGCATCACAAGGATTTGCAGTAGCAATGGCAATAGCATTATAGGGAGAAAATAATGGCACAGAATTTTAGACAATATAAAGAAAGAAACATAGGAACGTCTGCAGTAGACTTTCCTGATGGTTCTAACTTTGATAGCTTTGATTGTATTGTAGGAATACGATTAGCAAATACTCATACACAGTCAGTTACAGTAGAAGCTTATATACAAAATGGAGGTAATAACTTTTACCTTATTAAGAATGCGCCTATTCCAAGTGGATCATCACTTGAACTTATAGATGGTGGCGCTAAGATAGTTGCAGTGAATGGGGATAGATTATATATTAAATCAAATGTAGCAAGTTCAGTAGACGCGGTAGTATCTGTTGTAGATGCAATTAGTACATAGGAGGTTATATGCCATACGTAGGAAACCCTTTAGCAAATGCATTTTCGTCTAGGGAAAAACAAGATCTTACAGGACAAAGTGGTACAAGTTTTACTTTAACTCATTCAGTATCAAGTCCTAATGATTTATCTGTTTATATAAATCATGTGCGACAAGAACCAACTACTGCTTATACAGTTAATGGAACTGCTTTGACAATGACAGGTAGTGTTGCAGGTACAGATGACTTTTATATTATATATGATGAATTAGCAGTACAAAGTATTTCACATCCAACTAATCAAGCTTTAACTGCTACAGCTGGTACGTTTACTAGTGGGCTAGTAGGAACTACTGGTACGTTTAGTGGTGCTTTATCAGGAACTACTGGTACATTTAGTGGTGCTTTATCAGCAAAAGGTGGAGTAGTATTTAATGAAGATAGTGCTGATGTAGACTTTAGAGTTGAGTCAAATGACCAAGCATATATGTTATTTGTTGATGCAGGTAATAATAGAGTAGGAGTAAATGCTTCAACTCCATTAGCAAAACTACAAGTTGAAGGTACTACAGATGCTGAATTAAGAATTACAAGAACTACTGCTAGTGCTAGTGGTACATTTAATGATCAAGGTTCTGTGCTTAATTTATTTAATGATGTTGAATTTGAAAATGGATATAATGGTGGAGCTAGTGTTGGTCAAATTCTTTTTACTTCAGATGATGGCTCTACAGGGCAAGGAATAAGAGCCAAGATTGGTTGTAGTAAATTAGGGTACTCTCATGCTGAAAGTTTAGATTTTTATGTTTCTCCAGGAAATACTGCAAGCGGTCAATGCACGGCTACTAGTAATACTCTCGGTAAAAGAATGACAATAGATTATGCTGGTAGAGTTGGAATAGCTACTACTCCACCAGGAGCTGAAGATACAACTTTTAACAATCTTCATGTTGGTGATCAAGCAGCTTTTGGTGAGTATGATGGCGGTTCTTTATACATAGTTAAGAATAGATACTATAATGGAAGTAATTGGATAGCTAAAGAGAATGGTGGTGGTAGCGCTATTAATATGGACACTAGTGGGAATATACACTTACAAACTTCTGCAAATGTAAATGCTGGTCAAACTGGTGGTCTTACAACACGAGTAACTGTTAATGATAGTAATGGATTAATGTATATTACAGGAGCGTATTCAGTTACTACTGGCACTGGTGCTAATATGTATATTCAGTCTGATGGTGCTTTTTATAGATCAACTTCTTCTAAACGTTATAAAAATACAATTAAAGATTCAACACATGGTTTAGCTGAATTACTTAAATTACGTTCTGTTACTTATAAAGGAAATAATGATGGTGATGTTATACTTGGTGGACTAATTGCAGAAGAAGTACATGATGCAGGATTAACAGAATTTGTTCAATATAATGATGATAATGAACCAGATGCTTTATCATATGGTAACATGGTATCCCTTTGTGTTAAAGCCATACAAGAACAACAAGAACAGATAAAAACATTAGAAGCTAAAGTAGCTGAGTTGGAGAGTAAGTAATGGCATTATCAAAAATAACAGCTGCAAGTATTACAGATAATAGTATTACTAATACTCAGATTAATTCTAGTGCAGCTATAGCTAAGACTAAACTAGCAGCATTGGATATAGTAAATGCTGATGTTAATGCTAGTGCAGGAATTGTTGCAACAAAATTAGGAACAATAGCAACTGCTAATATGCCAGTAGGTTCAATAATACAAGTTGTTACTTTAAATAAAACTACTGGTCACGATGTTCAAACTCATAATACTTGGACAAGTTTGTATGCTGATAGTGACTGTCTTAAAATAACACCTTCAGCTACATCTAGTAAAATTATTATCCATTATATGTTAGACAGAGGTAATGGTTCAATAACTGGTGAAGCTCAAACAGATTACAGAATAATAACTACAATAGGTGGTAGCCAATCGAATTATCCTCTATCTAGTGGTGTGATAAATATAAGCAATTCTGGATATAGATATGGTTCTCTTGGTTCATTTACTGGAACTGTAATATCACCAAGCACAACTTCAGAAATTACATTTAATATTCAAACTAGAGTTGGTAATTCAAAAAAAGGAACATTAAATCCTTATGGACACTCTTGTGGGATAACAGCAATGGAGATTAAAGGTTGATGAATTTAGATAAAATAGGACAAGCATTAACTGTTTTAGGAATAGGAGACTATGTTGTAAGAGCAGATGCTTTAATAGACACAGAAGAAAAGTTTAATAATGCTTTTAGAAAAATCATTGGCAAAGATGAACACGATAGTGCAATAGAAGATGCTGACCCAAGTAAATTTGGTGTTACATGGACACAAGTAAAAGCTGAAATGGATAAATTATAAGGAGAACAACATGCCATATATAGGTAAGCAATTAATACAAGGAGAGTTCATAAAGCTAGATAGTATTACTACATCTGGTACAGATAGCTTTCCTTTGCAAAGAGCAGGTGTAGCCTTTACTCCAGCTAGTGCTGAATCAATGATTGTAAGTTTAAACGGAGTAACACAAGCACCTATTGATGCTTACACTTTGAATGGTAGTAATATTGTATTTGCTTCTGCACTTACAAGTAGTGATGTAATAGATTACATAATAATATTAGGTGAAACAGGTTCACTAACTACACCAGCTGATGGTACAGTAACAGCAGCTAAATTAAATTCACAGTTAGATAGAGGTGCTACACCAATTAGAATAAATACTAATACACTAGCGACTAACCAGACAATAGCTTCAGGTGAAAATGGTAGTGTTATTGGACCAGTAACAATTAATAATGGAGTGACCATAACTGTGAATGGTACATTTACGGTGATATAATGAGTAAATTATTTGTTGATGAAATAAAAGGAAATACAGGTACTACTGTTACAGTTCCTAGTGGACAAAAAATAGCAGGAACAGATACAGGATCTGTGTATGCTCCTGGAATGGTAATACAAACAGTTGTTTCAGAATTTACTACAGGAAATGTTAATCCTAGTGCTAATCAAACTTGGACTACAGTTGGACCTAATGTAACTATAACTCCTAAATTTTCTAATAGTAAAGTTTTAGTAACTCATTCTTGTGCAGGTCTTATACAAAATACAAATTATGCTGGAGTTAGATTTTTAAGAGGCTCAACAGACATAGGCACACATTGGGGTTGGACAGATAATAGCAATTATATTCCTATAAAGTTAGATATGATTAATTATGATAATCCTGCAACTACAAGTGCTACTACATATTATGTTCAAACTTATGCTACTCAAAATTATACTACTTTTCATTATAATTATGCTGGATTTTCTGGTGGTGGCACTCGACAATGCTTACTTATGGCACAGGAGATTGCACAATGACAAGTACAATAAACGCAGATAAAATAATGAATGGATCTGGAGATCAAGACTCTGGTTTAGATCTCTTAGTAAACGATCAGGTTAAAATAAAAACTGCTAATACTGATAGAATAACAGTGACTGATGCTACAACTACTATAGCTAATAACTTAAATGTTACTGGTAATGTTGAACCAACAGGTTCTGTTAGAGTAGATGATGGTCAATATTTTCAAGCAGGTAATTCTTATGATTTACAAATGTATCACGATGGTTCTAATTCATTTATTGAAGATCAAGGTACTGGTGATTTAAGACTTAAGGGTAGTGTAATTAGACTATTGTCTGACCAAATAAATCTTTCTAATAATGCTAATACAATAGACGGATTAACAATGGATAGTTCTGGTCGTATAAAAAAACCAAAGCAACCAGCTTTCTTTGCAGGTTTTTCAAATAATGCCTATTACAATGTGGGTACTACAAATGGTACTGCATATAGATTACAACCTTATACAGATGAAAATCAAGGCAAGGGATATAATATAGGCTCTCACTATAATAATAGTACTTTTAGGTTTACTGCACCTATAGCTGGTCGTTATCATTTTGCAGCACAATTTTTTACAAATTATTCATCTAACTATATGCGATATGGAATAGATTTTAGAAAAAATGGAAGTGTGTTTCATACAAGATTACACCCAATGTGGGAAGGTACTGGAAGTGTTTATACTCAAGTTATAATGAGCTTAACTGCTAATGATTATATTGAAGTATATGTATATGGAGAAGATACTAATGCATTAAGTAATACTTGGCAAATATATCAATCGTCTAGGTATACTTGGTTTCAAGGTGAGTTACTAGGATAGGAGAACAGAATGACATCAATTATAAAAGTACAAAATATACAATATACAGATGGTGATGCTGCTCTTACTATTGCTGATGGTGGTGGAGTTACTTTAGCAAGTGATTTAACTGTAGATACTACAACACTTAAAGTAGATAGTAGTAATAATAGAGTAGGTGTAGGAACAGCAAGTCCAGATACAGAGTTCCATGTAAAAGGAGCAACAACTGTAGCAAATTTTGAAGGAACTGGTGGTAGTTCGTTTATAGGATTAAAAGATAGTGATGATGGTACTGTTGGCTTTATGGGAGTTGATGGTGGGTCTATAAAGTTTCAAACATCTGGTAGTAGTTATTCTGATAAATTAGTTATAGATACAAATGGTCATGTAACTATGCCAAAGCAACCTGCATTTATGATTGGTAAAAGTGATGCTCACGTTACTAGTGTAGGAACTGTTGTTTTTCAAAATGTTTTTTTTAACGAGGGTAGTCATTATAATACATCTAATGGAATATTTACTGCCCCTGTAACTGGTTTTTATTTATTTCACGCTTTCTTATTGTTAACAAACAATCTTTCACTCGCTGATTATTATTGGTCATTTACTTATAATGGTAGTCCTGTAGCTTATTGTTATCAAAACAATTTAGTAGCAAATAAACACTTACATTATTCAAATGCAATCGTTTATAAGATGAACGCAAATGATACTATGCAAGTATATAATCACAATGCTAATTGGTATGGTATTGCAGGCCAGCACGGTCAATTTCATGGATATTTAATAGGATAGGAGAAAAATTATGACAGATTATACTGTAAAATTAACAGACACAGAAGACAAAGCAATGTCTTACTGTGCTTTATCAACACAAGATTGGGTAGACAATGCCCTCAAGAACAGAGCAAGGATTGCTAAAGACGAAATCA